AGGAATTGTAGTTGTTGTGGTCAAAGGAAACTCTACCTATCCTACATAGATAGGGGCGGTCAAGAGATGCCCGGAGCACCCGTATTTCCCGATGTAGAGTATTGGACTTGTTTCTCATGTGGATGGAAAGAGAAAGGCAGTATCGAGTATACGACACATGGGGTTGACCTTGCCGGACAATCACTCTATGCAGGCATGACCACACGCGAAGTCGCAGAGATGTGCGTTTGTGATGACCCAGAATATGGACCTAATAATTGTAGGAATCCTGAGTGCATGAGAGATTGGTATTACTGACCCTGTATAGGGTGGCTTGCGGTAGAGCAACCGCAGGCAAGAGGTTTAGAGAAACCTTGTGGATAAAAGAAAGGAGAACTCTTCTCTCCGCCCCAGAGAGAAAAGGTGGTAGGTCTTGATTGCAGTCTCATGCTCATGCCCAGCTCGAGATTTTTCCCCGACCTACCGAAAGGAATAGGTGGAGGCTTTTGTCGGCCAACGGCTCGGTGCTTCTACCGCCTCTATTAACCCCTGAGGCTCACTTAAGTGAGAAGGGAAACACCTCGGAATTGGTTTGGACTACCCCGAATGTGTAGCCTCGCCTCCTTTATGTGTGCTCCGTCTTGTCCTGTGCTCTTGGGGGACGGAGCCACCCCAAGCAGGCCAGATTCTCGCTGAAAGTGCGTTGCGAGTGTTACTCAGGAAGTTTGAGGGGTTGCGGTTTCCTCGGCCTTAGCCTTCTCTTCCGCTTCCTTAGCCTCGGCCTCAGCCTTAGCCTTGTCCTCTGCCATTTTCTCCACAATGGTCTTAGCCTTAGTGCTCCATGTGGATGGATGTCTCGCAAGTTCGAGTGCTTTCTTCCTGCTCGTTGCTCCTGTCTTTTGAAGAGAAGCAATATTAAGGTCCTTTACACCCTTCTCGTGAGTTCCTGTTAGAACGACTGTGTGCTTATCAGGTCGGTTGCTGATAGGAGCGTCTGCATTCTCGGTTAGATAGATTCTCACCTGCATACCTCCAATCTCTTGGCAACCCTTCTCGCGCCACAGACCATTTATCCCGTAGAGATTATACTTCGAGTGTCCGTGTGTCGCATCACCTTCCGACCACTTAGGGATAGGAGGAACTTCTTTCTTCTCTTCCTTCTTTGTGGTCTTTTCTGCCTTAGTCGTCTTTGACTTGGTCTTTTTGTTTGTGCTCATAACAATTCACCTCCTCGGGGTTTCGCAATCCTCCCGCTTCGCATACTACAACTACGCGGAAGAAGCATATATATGTTCCTAACTCTTGAGTTACGCTCTACCGATTATTCCCTATATCTACTCTTACGCGCGTAGGAGCGACTTCTCTAATTACAGATAAAAGATTCCGGTAGAGGCGTCTCCCGCCCCGACATGTAGCGACTTAGAAATGTTTATGTGCTTACAATCCAAATGTGTAGTTATGATGCGTGAGGCGATAATATGAAAAAATGTGAGGCGATGGGATGCGACAGTGAGGTTGAGTTATTTTGTAATGACCAATTTTTCTGTGAGGCGTGTGGGGTAGAGTATTCAAAGGCTACACGACACATGACTCAACCTATTATGATGGCTTCTCAATTAGACGACATGGATGAAGATGAGCGGATGATGCTTGACCCGCTTACAGTCATTGTAGACGACAATGAACACAATCGAGAGCATAAAACATTCTCAACATCTGATATAGATACTCATGAGACACTTCTTGTTCAAGAGGGAATTACTATTGTAGGAGAACCTATTGTTATGGCGAGATGTATATTCTGTGAGGCATACGCTATCGGTCACATAAATAAGGTCGGCGGGTGGCTTGCGAGGCATCAGCACTACCACGGATATATTGAGCACAGTGATGACGATGACCACCCACTTGCCTCTTGAGTCAGAAATAGTTATAAGCATGGACGGGGTTTGTAGATTGAAAGGAGGCGAAGCCGATGGCTAAGAGAATTATGGACGAGATAACTATCCACATATTGACCTGTGGTAAGTGTGAGAAAACAACGACTATGACGCACGAAGAGTTCCATCCCGAAAGAGCAAAGTGCTGTGGAGTGCTTTACACCGACTGGGCTTTAATGACCAAGAAAGGACATGACCGCGGGAGATTTTGGAGTGTAATCAACATGATAAGAACCGAGAAATTAGATTCTTGCGAGAATAAAATATGGAGGACGCATCACTATGAGCAAAACAGCAGAAGATGAGATAGAGGAGTGGAAAGAACCAGAGTTCCCTATGGACTACCTAATTAGAACACAGGAGAATACAATTACTCAAACGAAATACCTATTCTACAAACTCTATGATGTGAGTGATAAAGGATGGAGTGACGAACAGAAGGAAGAGTGGGGTCATCATGTTAATGAGGATGGTTTCAGAAAGTCCGAGTTGTTCGACAAAGTGCCTGCTGAGCATAGATATGTGGTAGCAATACCCGAGACAGGCGAGTGGAAATCATTTAGAACAAGGTCAGAAGTGACTCAAGACAGGACCGGTGGTGCTATGTATCCTTATGCTCAATGGTCAGTCCATGAAACGGCTCGAATGGAATCCTATGGAGCGATAAAATTGATGAGCCTTGCGTGTTCTAAGGTCCTTCCTGAGAATGCAGACGACGGGATTACACTTCTCCAACCAAAGGATATAGAGAGAGCAGCACTTATGCTTCTTGACCTCGAAGCGGAGCGAAGGGAACTTATGACCTTAGTATATGACGACTATGGGGGAGAATTCAATGACTATTGAGATAGAAAATCTGCCGAGTGGTGTTTCCGAGCGGCTAAAAGAACTCGATGATACCAAGAGAACAGATATGAGCCTGTATCTTTGGCAGGAGGGAGCCATTCAAGCGTGGGCTGGAGTGGGAATTGCAAAAGAGCCACTAACAGAGAAACCACTTCCCGATGACCAAGAATATCGAGGCATCATTTCAGCAGTGACCGGTGCAGGTAAGACCTATGTTGCGTCCGAGTGCGCGTGGGTCTGGCTTCAAGAGCACCCTGTTGGTCGTATAACAGTCTTGGTCCCTTCAAGAGCATTACAGAATAAGTGGAGAAAAGACATGGCTCAGGCATTTCCAAACATGAGAATAGGTATGATTGGTGGCGGTAGGAGGGATTTCAGACAAATCTCTATCGTGACCATGAATACGGCCGCGAAAGGTCTTCCAGAGACAGACGGTGACCATCTTATCATCGTTGATGAGTGCCATAATATAGGGTCCGAGTTCCGACAATATGCTATTCGCAACAACGACCACACTGCAATTTTAGGTCTTAGCGCAACTCCAGCAAGAGAAGATAGCGGTTTGACCGTTGTATCACACCTATGCGGTCCGGTCGTGTATGAGTATAAGTATGACCAAGCCCTTGAGGATGATGTTATTATCCCGTTTAGAGTCAGAGCAATCAACATTCCTCTAACACGCATGGAACGAGCGGAATATGACGACTATACAAATCGAATCCGCAAAGTCTCTTTCATTCTCAAGAAGCGATATGGAGCAGGGACCAATTGGTTCGCCATGAAGGAGGACCCTAACGAGCCGGATATGGCCTTAACTCGATTTAAGGAGTTATGTATGCGCCGTAAGAGACTTGTTAATGAGTGCCATTTCAGATTCGAGTGCGTTGATGAGATTCTTAGGATTCACGAGCACAGTAAGACCATGATATTTCACGAGCGCATAGCGCAGTTAGAGTGGATGAATACGAAATATAGTGCTCAAGAACTCCCATACATAGCAAACTCAAGCGAGGAAGGCTTCCCCCTCACATGGGAAGAAGTCGGTTTAGAGCAACCGGACACTTCCGAGTGGGAAGGGATGAACCCCGAGATATATCACGGCGACCGAAGTAAAGGTGAGAATGATAAAGCATTCGAGCGATTTGCAGAAGGTGAGTCAAAACTTCTCCTATCCTGTAAAGCACTTAGAGAAGGAGTTGATGTGCCTTCGTGCGACTTAGGTATCATGGTGAGTGGGACTAATTCGGCTCGTGCAAGAGTTCAGACACTTGGTCGTTGCCTAAGACGGGGAGAAGGTAAGACTGAGGCAATAGTCTATGTTCTCTTTGTCCCAAATACGACCGATGCTAAAGGACTCGCTAACCTAAAATATGGCGGTAGGCTCCCCGAAGGCACTATCGAGTGGTGGAAATACAATCCAAACAAGGGTCTTAAGAAGATTGGAGAAGAAGAGAAGCCCGAAATACCCAAGAGCCGTCCTAAAGCAGAGAAGCAGAAACATATATGCGAGTCATGCCACAAGGTCTTTCATACAGAGTCAGCGTCAAAACCAGAGAACCACCATTGTTCCCCGAGATTGACTAAGACAGGTCGTAAGCCGATAGACCTTTGGGGTGAAATGATTGGTCGAAGGTGAGATTCATAGATGCGACTTAGAATTGACCGGATTCACCTATAACTCCAAAAATTGGACCGTTATCGAGGAATATACCTGCAAAGAGTGCGGAGCAAGAGCCACGAAAAAAGTCGAAAAAGTCTACAGTATTGACGAGTATTCAGCGAATCTTTGATTGTGCCGGTAGAGCCTTAGCAACTCAAGAGTTCGCAATGTTTATATCCTTAATTGATTATTTAGTAGTATGGCGAAAGCAGGAGACTTCGGAAGGAAGATGAGCGGTGAAGCCCGTAAAGAGTTTGAGCGCAAACTCGCAGACGACTTCATCTCACAAATCAAATCCGGCAAGGTCGGTGCTTGGAGTTCCGGTTGGGACAATCTCGGAGGAGCGGCAATACCTCATAATCCGAAAGGTCGTCCATACTCAGGCATAAATACGGTCATACTATGGCTTAGAGGTTGGGAATACAACTCTAATACATGGGGGACCTATAACGCTTGGAAAGAGGTTGCGAGGAAACACGCAATAAAAGAGGGCAATTTTGAGTTAAAAGTTGGCCGAGACGGAAAACCATACAAGCACACGACCGAGTGGTTTGGAGTTAAGAAAGGTGAAGAGGGAACGAATATCATTCTCTGGAAACCGCTCACTTACAAAAGCGAGAAGGAAAATAAAACGACAGGCGAAATGGAGACAACCATAGGCACGACAATGCTTATGCGAGTCTTTACGGTATTCAACCGTGACCAAACAGGATTACCTGAGATTATCACAGATACCGAGTTAGAAGAAGCAGAGGACTTCAATAGACCAGAACAGGAATTGGAGAACTGCCTAAACTACTATATTGAGAAACCAAATAGGAAACTCATAGGTGTTGGTGAGATTTTACCATCAGGAGAAAAAGCCGAAGAACCCGAGTGGGTTATCAAGAGCGGGGAAATCTTGCTCAAACACGGCGGGGATAGAGCGTTTTATACATCTGGTCGCGATAGGATAGCACTTCCTCTTCGCGAGCAATTCAAATCTAATGCGAGATACCTATCTACTAAGGGGCATGAGATTATCCATAGCACAGGTCATCCACTTCGACTTAACAGAAATCTTGGAAACTCCTTCGGGAGTGAAGATTATGCTAAAGAGGAGTTGATTGCCGAGTTCGGAACAGCGTTCCTCATCGGCTCATTCGGCATACAAGGAGAACTTCGCAATGTTGAGTATATCAATAATTGGGCGGCGGTCTTGAGCAAAGAACCAAGATTCCTCATTACGGCGGCTCAAAGGGCGCAGAAAGCGGTCAATTATGTTCTTGACCCTTGGCTCGAACACGAGGTATGGCGTGAGCAAGAAATGGAGTCTTTGGCTGAGAAATTAGAAGGTAAGACCATCGTGATTGAGGAACAGGCACTTAACCGACTACACGGAGAACTTCACGATTTGAAGGAGGAAGAGGAATGATTTGGTGTCCCGAGTGCAAAGAAGATTGGGAGTCCTGTGGCTCTACAAGACCTGATGGTGACGAGGAATGTTTGAAATGCGGAGCAATCTTTTGTCGGTGTTGTGGGAGTGCGATAGTATGAAGGTCTTAAAATTAGAGATAAATATGGATGCAGAGAATAAGGACGACTTCGTAAATGCAATTATGGAGTTGAGCCCAAAAGAGTTAAAAGAGCACATAACCGTCAGTAGAGAGATTCTTCATCCACTTGACCACGCGTCCGGTTGGGACCCTTGGGGTAATGAAAAAGGTCGATTTTGGTCATACAAATCCACTAAGGTTCTCTATCAGTATATTGAGAGACATCACGCCGAGTCAATGTTAGATAGACCAATAAGCCCCGAAGAGTGGGACCGATTCCTAAAGAGATTTCAAGACACATACGCGGAGTTAGCATCCGAGTTAGCATACGAGTGTCTACAAACATGGGATTGGGAGGAAAAAGAAAATGATGACCAGAAAACACTTTGAGAGAATTGCAGAAATACTGAACGACAATACTATGAGAGATGGTAATATAGATAGAGAGGTTGTTAGCGACCTTGCTATATTCTTCGGAGAAGATAATCCTAATTTCGACATAGAAAGATTCCTCAAGGCCGCGAGAAAAAAAGTGACCGATTGGATGTTCGAGGATATGTGATATTATGGGAGAATTTATTGAGGAAGTCCCAATATACTACTATGTAGGAGACCCCTGTTATGTTATTGACGACAATAGGTGGGATGAGTTTTGCAACCAACTCTTTTCAAAAGATAGTAGCGGTTATCCGGTCGGCATAAAATGGGAAGTCGATGGTGAGACATACGACATCGAAGTTTGGAATTCTCCCGGAGGTGATGGGGTTTGGGGATTTTCTCAAACCGATAGTCTCGGTAATAGTGTTCATCTCGGCGTCGACGCTGGATTACTTGCTATTGTGCCGGTAGAGTGTTGTGAAAGAGAAGAACTTGGTTCCTCCTTTGGTGCTTGGTTCTCACACCGTCCCGATTTAGAGACAGATGATGGACCATTTATGGGAGGTTATGTTATGCTTAATGGAGAAAAAGACAATAGTTGGACCCAATGTTGGGAGTGTGGTGAAGAGCAAAGATATGATTTCGACTATTGCGACAACTGCGGATTGGAGGTGAATTGAATGAGTGCAAAAGAAAATGCGATAAAACTCTGTAAGAGAAACGGGCATGATTGGGAAGTCGGTATTAACGACAGTTTCGATGAAGTGACCGTAAATCTTCTATGTCGAAACTGCGAAGCGACATGCGAGGCGACTGGTGATGTTCGGGCAGACGACGGGAGATTCTTATACGTAGATATTGAATACCGATATTGAGTGGTTATACTCAAGAGTCAGAAATCTTTTTATGTAAGAACCTCAATGTGGTAGCATAGGAGGTGAAAAATTGGAAATGCAAAGAGAAAGATATGTTGGGAGTCTTGAAGTATCTACCTATATTGCGAGATGTAAAAATATAGAGTGTGATGTTAGAGATTATCAATACACAATGAGAATAGTATCTACTGTTTCGCAATCAGAGTTTCTACTAATACCATCGACATGTCCGGTATGCAAAGAAGAGAAGATTAACAAGCATAGAAATCCTCATTTTTAGAGATGACTCAAGAGTCAGCAATGTTTATATCCTTCCCCCGCCTATGCGTAGATGTAGGGGGCTATGAGGCGAAATGAATCATCCTGAGGTTTCACCAACCTCCTTTCTACACATAGTATATTTTCTCGTTCAGAGAGCCTCGCCCCCTACACAGGCGGTGAGATTTTGCCGTTAAGAGTGGGTAGATTTGAAAGGATGATGAGAACATTTAGGAAATACAGAGAAATAGTAAAGGAGGAATTAAATCGTGGAGACAAACAGTAAATACAGAGAATATGAAATCAAGGTAGGAAGAGTTATGGAAAATGCTTCGAGACATCAGTTAATGGAGTGTATCAAAGAGTTAAGAACTCAATTGAGTAATGTATCTGACCTAATTTTCAATTTAGGAGCCAATTCCAATTGGGATAGCGAGTTAGCACTCCACAGGTGGTTAGATGAGAGCATTGAAAAAGGATTTTATGAGCCACCATTTGGTCTTCAAGAGCAAATTACGGGGGATGATAAATGAGTGCTACAATGATAATCCCGTCAAGAGATGATACGCATGACGAGGATGGAATCGGTCTTTATTGGCCGTTAGAAGAGAGAATCGACAGGGTTGTGCAATTTAGGGGCTCTGGACTCCCTTTTACTTTCGACACAAGCAGTGTTAGGGAATGTCCGGTAGGCTCTGTGAGCCACTATTGGAAAATACTTCACGGAGATGATGTAGCATTAGATAGAGCGTGGGCTTATTTTAGACCACCAGATTGGGAGTATGGTGTGATTTGGGTCGAAGCCCATTGGTTCGGACCTTTAGGTGGTATCATTCCGGTCTATGGCGACACGCCTGCCGACACTAAGTTATATCTCTTTGGTTGTGTTGAGCACAAATGGAAAAAGACCAACTTAGGTAATTGTTATAATGAGAAGACTTGCGAGATATGCAAATATGGTTGGAGGATTGATTCGAGTGGCTAAATTATTGAGATATATAGGGACGGAGAAGGATTTAGGTCGTTTTCCGACAGAAGTTAGTTTTGAGGAAGTTAGAAAAATGGTCGGAGGATATGCTAAACCAATTGTCCTCGATACAGGCCAAAGAGCATTCGTTAATGAGGATGCGGAACTGTCCGACTTGCCTTTGAATCCACTCGCTTTTCTCCACCATATTTACACAGGCGGTAGGAGAATCCATGTTAGAGGTAATGTTGTGACCATTACCGATAAAGAGTGGAACGCATGGGGAGGTTTTTGAATGACGACATATAAGATAGTGAGATTTAGATTTGATGGAGACCATAAAACGATTAAGACCGGCTTGAGTCTTGAAGAAGCGAAAGAGCATTGTAATGACCCAGACACAGAAGGAGAAGGTTGGTTCGACGGTTTTGTTGAGGAATAAGTATGGGGAGAAAGAGTTATTATTGTAGTGCGTGTGGGTTTGAGACACCCGCCGTTGAGGTTGGGGTTAGAGTAAAATCTCTTGGAGGGTATTATTTCTTTGAGACCGAAAAGGATATGGAAGAGTTCTTAGAGGAAGAGTTTGATAATCATTTAGAGTTTTGTGACCATATTTTTGGAGAAGAAGAATAATTCTTTCTCTCTTATTAGTGAATGCCGGTAGAGTGTTTGAGAAACTCAATGAGCGAGATGTAGGAAAGTAAATCATCCGGAGCGAACTCTTATAGGAACAGGGGCTAAAAAGAGCAGTGCGGGGCTTTCTCACGCGAGGCTACGGAACGGACGAGATGGAAGAGGAAATACCGGTCACGGTATGGGAGTGCATTAACTGTGATGCTCAGTTCTACCTTATTACGAACATTACTCCAGATTACTGCCCGACTTGTCTAAAATATGGGACTTTGAGGTTCTTAGATGATATTGAGAACGATAGTTGGAGGCCTCCGGACTCGGAATAAGACTATATACCGCCTTCAATAACACCCCAATATGGGAAAACTTAAGCAAAAAAGAGGACCACTACAAACGACTCACCCCCATGAAGAACATTTAGTCAGAGAACTTAATACAACTGAGTTTGAGGCCAAACAGGTTTATTTTGGTTGGTGGAAGAGATATAGCAAGAATAGAATTGATGAGCCATGTTTAGTCTTTTGGTCGAAAGAACTGAAAAGAAACATTTTAGTTAGAGGTCCCGAAAAGATAGGTAAGTTATTCGGTCAAACCCTGTATGCCGAGAATATGGACGGGGATTTTGTTATGGAATGTATGCTTGAGGACGGTTTAGAATGGCTCACACTTAATTTAAGGATAGTCTTAGGTATGGAGGATTGGGTTCATGGTAATGCTAAATATGCGGGTGCAAAAGGGAGCAAACTAACATTTTCATTAGTTGGTGGCGGTCCGCACCCAACGACACCTTCTTTATGGTTTAATGGTTATGAGATGGATGATGTTTGGAGGGAAGAATGATGATAACGATAAATGATATTACTTTAGAAGTAAATGGTAGATTATACACTACTAAAGAGGACTTTGACCATTCAATTATTTGTGATATGATAGACATTGAGGATTTAGTATTACTGGAGGAAGAAGAATGAAACCTACAATTCATAGGAGACACAGGGCATACTGTAAGATATGCGATACGCCTCTTTCAAGAGAAAACAAAAGAAATAAGAATACGACAGGAATGTGTAGAAATTGTCTAAATAATCACGACTTAAGACCTAAGTGTAAAGGCGTTAATAAAAGAACAGGAGAACCATGTAGGCAAAGAGCGTCAATGGAACTCGAATGGATTGATGATAGAAACGCAGTAGGTTGGTGTGGAGTGCATTTTAAGATGAAAGAGGGGACTTTTGTTCCAAATAAACTCCGTAATTTTCCAAATGGAAGGACATGGTCAAGAAAGAAATAATTGGGTAGTTTAATTCTTTTTATTCTTTCAATCCCCTACTGAAATAATAACAGGGGCGTAGTGCATCGAAACTCCGTATATATTTTATTTCGTGTAGGGTATTTATCTACTCTACTGTCTCGTGCGTAGTGTCTATACATCTACATAGGGAAATAAAAGAATTAGTCCAGTAGGGGCGTAGTGCATCGGTTTATTCTTTTTGTAGTCTACAGAAATAATTAAAAGAATTAATTTGGTGCAAAGGTTCTTAAGGGGATGGTGTGTGTGAAGGCCATAAGCCGCACATTGCTAACGAGCAGAACAACATTTAGAGATATTAACAACATGAAGGAGATTAAGAATTAACGAAGTGGCTTACCAATGGTGAGCAAAATGGATATTTTTCAATCAACACAAAATTACTGTGACCTTAACTATCTGATAGACTTAGAGGATAAGATACCTATATTCTTATGTTCTGTTGGCTCGCATATATTCAATTCTATGAACAAGTGCGCTACCTGCGATTTTACAGAAGGCGAAGAGTTCGTAATCGAACCCTGCCCCATGAGACACCCTAATGCGCCATTCTATACACCCGGAGCCAGAGCGGCCGACACACGCCTACACATACTAATGAGAGGCATGAAAGGTTCGGGTAAATCAATCCTAATCGACACATTCTTAGCGCAAGGCACAGGTCTTCTTTGGAACGCTAAAGGATTCAAGGGCGAGGGCTTCCGAACCATGATAGGACCTAATAGCGTGACCGAAGCAGGTATGTTTGGCTCGGTAAATGAAGATGGTATTATAGTGGGGCGACCACTTGCACGCGAGATGTGTGGCGGATTCTTAGGTTTTGAAGAGTTTAGCACATTGGTTGATGCGGGGAATAAAGACCATAGCACCGATATGATGAATCAAATGCTAACCTCAACAGATAATGGTCGCGTCAATAAGTCTATGCGAAGTGGATGGGTGAGATATACAACCCGATATACTGTATGGGGTGGAACTCAGCCCGGTCGTTTTGAATTAGAATCCGGCCTTGATAGGAGATTCTTCATAATAGATATAGACATGAACCCTGAGAAGGAATTAGCATTTAAGAGGGCAAACCAAAAACAAGCAAATATGCCCCACGAAAGAAGGCTCAAGATTCATAACCTTAGAGAAGCGATTAGAAAGTTTATGATGGAACGGCAGATGGAGGCTATATTGAATCCCCCTGTTCAAGTGCGCTTCGGTCAAGATGTTCAAGATTGGTTAGAGAATAAAGATGTTCGTTCATGGGAGGCAGACTTATTCCGCCGACTTATGTTAGGCTATTGGATGATGCAAGAAGAGTATAATCCTATGCCCGTTTTTGAGATTAAGATAGACAATAAATTGAGAAAGTTTCTTGATGACGCATTGAGGATGCGAAGAACCGTAATGGATGCAGATATGGAGTTAATCAAATCAACATTTTGGGGGCGCGACCTTCCTAAATCAACATTGGTTAAGGAGGTTGCTAAGATGGTCACTAACGGGGATTATCAATCAGCGAAGCGTTGGATAGAGGAATCATTAGAAGGTAATTCATGGTATCGTGAGTTTAAGGCGCAGAAAGAAGGCAGAGGAAGAAAAGGGATTATGTGCCGAATAGGTTATGAACCTCAACCTGTTCGCAAGAAACCAGAGTTGAATTGGGGCGAATGGCAGGAGGCTGAGCAATGAAAACAAGAAAGATGATTGAGGAAAAGTTAGCAACCGTTGGTTCTAAAGGAGATTGGTTCGATGCTCTTAGATGGGTTCTTCAAACGCCCGACTGTCCTATGTGCGAAGCACCTAATAGACATGAGTTAGAAATGAAGTTATACAGGGGCGAGACTACCGCATCATTCTTAGAACAAAAGTATGGTTGGCTACCCGGCTCAGTAAATGTTCATCTAAACGACCATGAAGATTTTGACCCACTAAAGGCGGGGCTTATCGAAGCAATGCGACAAGATACGATAAACACAGTTAATCTCGCTGAAAATATGGCTCAAAGACTATCAACATGGATTGATGAATTAGAAGCACAACGGTCCGAAGAATGGATTGATAGCGACTTTATTGCTGACGCAACAAGACTCACCGCACAATTAGGCGGTTATCTCAAATTAGCGGGACAATTGAAGAAGGAGATTGGTGTTGATAATCAACTTCTCTTAGCACAAAGACAATTAGATGAGGTAATGTATGTCCTTGTCGATACGCTCAAACAACACCCCGAATTACTTGACCAAATAGAATTAAGAGTATCAACACTTAAAGCCCCTGTTATGGAAGCAAAATACACAGTTGAGGATTTAGATGACTAAGTTTAAGTATCTCGATACGGATTACATTCCTACCGAAAACGATATAGAAGTAATCGCTGATATGATACCTACAAAGAAAGGCAGGGAAAAGTGGAGAAAAAGAAATAAGCATATAGCGACTAAACCTATACCAACAGAATTATTCCCCACACTCGCTAATCTGATGATAGAAGATGGTATTAGATTTGTTTTAGACGACGAAGGTTATCAATGGTTTCACGAGGAATACAAGGTCACCACTACCGCTATTCGTGAAGTATGGGGCTTAACCGAACATCAATGGAGGCGGTTTATGCGGTGGTGTTATAAGGGGTGGCCTGTCTGAACACATTATGGACGAATGGGACGAATACTTAAGATTTAAGAATGAACTCGATGAACATATTGATAGTCTTATAGAAGAGTTTGAGTCCAAAGAACAGGAGGAAAATAACGATGGTTGAAGTGGATAAGTTTGGAGAAATAGAACCCGATGCGATAGAGTGGAATGCTGATGTATGGCTTAACAGAAATAAGAACGACTATTCAATAGTTAGTGTTATGGCGGGTTGTATTGTTGAAAAGGGTAGCGAACATCACTTTGATGAGATGGTTAAGAATCTTGGTGCAAAGCATCCCGCAATACTCATAGGGACGGCAATTACTCTTCCCGATTTAGAAGATAGGGACCACCCATTACCCGAAACAGGGGGTAGGCATGACCTATTCTTTGCATTTCATAATTTAGACATAATGCGTGTTGCAGTTCCTCGTTTAATGTATGGTATTAGATGGTGGTCAGATGTTGTGGATAACGAATGGAATAATTTACCTCTTCACGCCAAAGACTCTTATAGGGAATGGACTATATATCCCGACTATGTTTTTGATACCGTTGAGTTTGGTGAAAATGAAGTAAGGAGTGCTGAGGAAGAATGAGTAAAAAGAAATTGAGTAAAGATGGGTTAGAGATATTTGAGTTCAAACTACCATCAAAGGAGGAAGAAGAATGATTGATAAAGCCTCAAGAAGAAATGCTATTTACGACACAGTTATGAGATGGGAACATACTACCGATAATCACCCATTCACAACGATAGACATAATTAACTCTGGTATCATATCAGATGTTGGTCTAAATGGAAGGATTATCCCGCGAGGGCTAAATCGTTCTTTTTCAGCGATTAACGCTGGTCTTTCCGAATTAGAAAGAAAGGGCGTATTGATTCAAACAAGAGAACAGGGGAAAGGGGAAATTAGGCAATGGCGAGTAATATCAAATGGAGAGGCTATTGCATAGAATGTTGCAAATGGCGACACTCTAAACATACAATTCAAAATATCAGGTCAGGTGAAATGAGATGCAAAATATGTATAACTCGACTTCTCATGATATGTCCTGTATGCGAAGGCGAAGGGAAACTCAGCCACAAAGAAGGCAAAGAGCAATGTGGTTCATGTGCCGGACACCGAGTTATACCACAACAACCAATTGAAGAGGTGAAATAATGGGAGTAATAATTTATGCGGGTGATGATAAGGATTTCAAGACCGGCGATTACATAGTAATGTATGGCGAAATAACATCTCCGCCTACTGCACCTAACACAACATATATTCTTCATTGCGAGTCGTTCCCTATGTCTTTGGCGAAAGAATGGGCGGGCTTAGTGCAATATAGGCTTGTAGTCATCCCACGAAAGGGAATAAGGGGGGTTCGTGAAGGGGATAACATACTAATCCACAAGTCAGCCAAGACCGCCAAAAGTAATTACAACTCACCAATCAATGCTATGTTCAAATGGAATGACCGAAACAGGGCATGGAAAACAATGAAACCCGTTCCTCTTGCACTTGCAGAAGCATTCCATAGGGTTAATAGACCGGATGGGATAGAAGAGCAAAGAATAATCAGTAAAGCACGCTATCAGATGGAAGAGGAATATGCAAAGGCCGCTCTTGTGTTCGGAATAACCCCAATCCCTAACGACTTCGTGTCTTGGCCGAAAAAGAAGGCAGACGAAGATGACTCAATCCACTTTGGCTTCAGGTCTACCGATGTGTATGCAGATATGATAGTGCAGAACGCCCCCGAAGTGCGAAATAAACTTAGAACGATTGACCAAGCACCTTCTACTATCAAGAAACGGAAGGAAACTTTGCTGGAGTGGTTATAGTGGCTTATTTCTATGAGTTTGTTATTATAGCCTCTCTACTATGGAATCCAACAATGCGTTTAGTGTTTAGATTTATAAATACACTCGGATTTTTTAAGCCGGAAAAATTCTCCGGCGCGAGAGGCGAAGAGGGTAATGATTTGATGTGGTCATCGACTTTTCTTGAACAGTAAGGTTTTTAAGCGATAACTTCTCCGATAACCCATGTGTCTATCAAGAGAAAGTCTTGGGGTTCGCGGGGCGAAAAGCCTCATGAAGACCGGACAGGCTTAAGAGGAAGGACACTTTACTATATGGGAAGAAGAAGTAGGGGAAAAAGGATGACGGCACACAACGCAAGAATAAGAAGGGAACTCATCTATATTCTATGGGATATTGAAGAACCATTGACCAAACAAGAGATTACAACAGAATTAACGAAAAGGATGAAACTAATCAACACACCATCCCCTATATCATTAGGCACTATATTATCCCGAAACCCTCAAGTTAATTCATCTAATTCCATCATCATTACTACTGGTGACGGTAGAAGAAGGCGCGTTCCGCAGTATGAAATCAATGAAGAGTTAATTCAGCATCCCGATGATATTATTCTTACACTCCCATACAACGCACTAACTAAGAAGGAGAAAGAATCGGCGGTATTGTGTAAAGGATGCGGTAGGAGAAGATACTTCACAGAAGATATGGAACTATGTTTGCAATGCACTCGTTGCCCCTAACAATGTTTATAACTAACTTCTTGCCTGCTTAGGTTATGGCGGAACTTCCCATAACGAGACAACCAGTAAAAATAAGAACCGGACAAGATGAGGAATGTTATTTCTGTAATGTTGTAATAGATGACCCAGAAGGTGTTATCTATTATAGAGCGAAAACTTCATTCCGTTGGGAGGCCGTTCCTGTATGCGAACAATGTTGGCGAGTTGCGGAAGAAGTAAGAGGGTGGTTTGAATGAAAGTAATATGGGCTGAAAAGTATCGACCTAAAGCATTGGATGAAGTATTATCACAGGATGCGGTAGTATCTGAAATGCGAGCGGTGGTTAATGGTGATGCGCCCATGCAACACTTCCTCTTTCATAGTCCAGAGCCGGGTAGTGGTAAAACCACTATGGCGAGGGTTATGGCCGAAGAATTAGGTTATCAACTCCATGAGTTCAATGCTTCGACTAAGAAACAAAGGGGAATAGATTTTGTCGAAGATGATATATCCCCTATGTCTCGTATCGGTCAATGGGAAACTATTTTTCTCCTTGATGAAGCCGATAGGATTACACCGACTGCACAGGACGCTTTGAAAGGTGTTATTGAGAACGCGCAGGGATATTTCATATTGACCTGTAATGACTTAAACAAAGTGAGCCCTTGGCTCAAATCGAGATGCCAAGTTAGGACCTTCAAACCTATACCCGATGATTTGGTAATGGAGAGGCTTAAGCATATCTGTGTTCAAGAGGCGGTGGAAATGACCGAAGATGATTTGTTAATAATTATTAACAAGCATGGCGGGGATATGAGAAATGCAATAGGCGCACTTCAAGCGGCCTCTTATTTATCCCCTATTGATAGACAACAATTCATCTCTTCTATTAGTGCGCCCGACATTGATGCGGGCAAAGTGCTAACATTACTGACCAAGAACCATGATGTTCAGTCAGCCGTTGATTTATTATCTACTACGCCTGCGCGTGAGGCAATACACCATGTATTCTTGAAAGCGGTAGATGCTAATATGAGTAACATTCCATTGAAGATGCTTGTTGTTGAGGGGGCAATACAGGCACGCCGAGATATCATAAACGGCGTTCCCGAATCTTATGTAGTATGGGAGTTTTGCAGATTTATTAGTGAATCATGCAAATGCTTATAAGGGGTGGCTTGTGTGGGACAAGTAGAATTAACAGGTGATAATGTGACCGAAATAAATGTTGACCAAATAGTAAAAGACCTTGCGAGCAACTTAGGTGTTGCCGAAGATAGGTTGAGATTGAAGATGAATGAGGTATTGGCCGAAAATGGAACTGCATGGACCAATGCCGGAAAGGATGAGCAGACTTGCACTATCCTATCTGCCCGAGTTGCAGGCCGTCAGTTGAAGATGACGCAAGAGAAACTTAAGAAGAGTGGATTGGAACAGTTCGAGGGAATGTTTATCCGTGTGCCTCCTTACAAGGACTGGGCTCAGATTGCTTACAGAAAGGCAGAAAGAGAACTTACTGCAAGAAACGATGTAAATGACCCTGCTACACAGGCGCAGATTAGAAATGGTGCTTTGGTGTATTTCGAGGCTAATGGTGCAGGTTATACCCGACATGCAAATGCCGGTCTAATCAACCGAACCACAATGACTGATGAGATTAGTGAAGCGACTGTTGATTCGCTTCCACGCATCCACCACGAGTTGCCTAACGGTGATGCTTTCTACCTTATTTGGAATAACACAACACCGACATTCCCGTCCGGTGATGCTAACTTCAAGTATGGAGCACCAAGACCTGCTTCTGAAAGAGAAAGGACCTGCCAATTCTTAGGACGAAAGGTTGGTAGCAATGACGAGCCAGCACTAATTAGCGTTAGAGCAAATGGTAAAACGGCTGATATTCAACACGCAACATTCCTACCCGGAGTTATTGGGCTTAGACCCGGTCGAGACGGTAAGGTAGCATACGCTAAAGAACTAAGCGACCTTGTTCCTAACGATGAAGTGGCCGGTATTTTCTCAGCACCACCATTTGCTATTGGTGAGAATGGACCAGAAGGTATCGTCACAGAGATGTTGGGTGGCCTATATCCTAACGGAGGATTGTTGCCTTCGTTTGCGACACTTGAACAGTATCATACAGACCACAAAGACGATGACGATTGGTGGGACCAATGGGTTGGAGTTGTTGGCGAAGTGGTGCATATAGACCCACGCGAGCGCGGTGGATTTACGGTCACATTAGGTGACCTTGACTTAACGAGCACCGCCGCAGGTCAAGATTTGGTTATTCCAAAATCACAAGAGCACCTTCTTAACTTTGGATTAGGTTCTCAAATACTAATTGTGGGACAAACATACAAGAGCCGTGATGACGAGATGCGCTTTACCACGCATGGTTGGTGGTGCGTCGATTCTGTTGAGGCAGTAAGCGTCGATGACGAATCGTGGGAGGACTAAGTATGGCGTGGGCTCAAGGTGCAAAGCCGAAGGCGTCGAAACCTTCCGCCCCCACATACTCTGTGGACCATTACAGGGATTTGTTCAATAAGAATGCCGAGCGCAAACTTGAGACACCTGTTCGTATGGCGTTGGTAGGTAAAGAGAATACTGCTAAGACAGGACTCGCATTATCCCTATCAAGAACACCCGAAGAGATTAAGGCAGGCAAAAAGGTCATTCTGTTTGATTTTGATAACTCGGCAGAAGCGACAGTTAATTTTGCTTATCCTAATGACCCTAATGTAATTATTCTAAAACTATTCGACGAAACTGATGATTCAATCTTTGAAGAAGATGGAGTAACTGTATCGTGGACCGGCTTAGTCAAGAAGGTTAAAGCCTTTGTGACCATAGCAGGGGATTTAGTTAGTGATGGAGAAGTGGCCGCGATTATTTTTGATGGTGGCTCAACATACCTAAAGTGGTGTGAGTTTGCTATGCGCGAATCACTATTGGAAAAGGGAGTTATAGAGGACGAAGGGGATTCATTCAATCAGAAAGAATGGCGCGAGCGTAATCAAACATTCCGAGATACTTTATACCGTGTTCAAGCCCTTCCGGTCAATCGTGTATTTTTCACATTCCACTTGAAGGACCACAAACAATATCTTAGTGATGGTGGAGGTAAGAAAGTTCTCATGAAAACAGGAGAAAAGCCGGATTGGGTCGATGGGACACAACGAAACATGAGCCAACAGATATTCTTATCGAGATACACCAAGAAAGGAGACGACGCGGCAGGGGTCAAAGCAGATAAGAGTCTGAAAGAAAATGAGTTCGTTATCAGAGCAACCATCGAAGAGATGAAAGGGACAGGTAGTGAGTTTGTTGGGACTTCACACAATGTTTTGAGAATCAAGGATAACAATGTTGAATGGAACGGTCTACCTGATTTGGGGTTGATATGATGGACGACAACGAAAATAGAGATTTTAGTGCTAAGATGACTTCTGTTGAAATCGACATAAATAGTCTTTTACTTGAACAGAGACAAATGCGCGAAGAAATAAGAGATTTGAAAGAATCTGTTAGAGTAATGGCTGAGCGACTGGCTAAAGAACATGATGAGCCTCTTATCAAATGGACTTAGTTCTCACAAGACTTATAAGTAAATGCAGGGTGGATTAGAATATGTTGGCGAAGGCATCAAACATCAGACGACTATTAGAAGTGACCGCACGAAAGCAATTTGTAAATGGGAAACCTCAGCAACAAGTTATTGGTTGCGTTCTTAGACCTTGGGGTGGTTCAACCTCTATGACCGAAGTATGCACTACAAGTTTGGTCCGTGATGGGAAAACATCTATCGGACAATTCTCAACCGTATGTGATTGGAAAGAGGGTGAAGATGCTATCGTTATCCCCGACATTGAAAGGGCTTTAGGAGTTCTATCAGCGCATGGTGGAGATATTCAATTAACACAGGACGGAGGTTCGCTTAGAATTAAGAGCAAGAACAAGCAAACAACATTGGTTGCTGAGCCGGGTAGTCTTGCGTTCCCGCACAGTCAAGAGACTATTGCACAATGGGAGGAAAAATCACTATCGCTATCTGAGCAAATCAATGCCGAAGCAGGTTCATACAAAATGCGAGATGGTTCTGAAAGAAGGGCATTCCTAATGGTTGAGACTTCTGCTTCTATTCTTCACGAGGCTTTGCAGGCGGATAATATGAACTCGCAGAAATTGAATCAATATACTTTTGTCTATGACGGTCACAATGTATTAGCAGTAAGGACCGGAACTGACTTGAAAGGTGAAACTGAGACAATTCTAAACGATGATGCACAACAAGAGGTTGAAGCGTTTGAAGCAACCTATGAAGGTGGGCTTGAGCAGGTTCTATCTAAGTATGACGGCATGGTCAAACTATACTTCTTAGACTTCCGACCAGAAGGACAGGGGATTAGACTAATCGTTGTGTTCGACAATTCAGATTGGATTTTCCAAGCGGCTATTCTCAAGAGATGATTTAATGAGTATCGAAAGACACATTATTAGGACACCGCTAAAGGAGCGTTATGGCGCACCACCTTTCAGCATACTCGATGCCCGACAGGGTTATTGGCAGGACCGAAAGCGTTGGTGGACTCGTAAAGGCATTCGGTCTGAATTAGGCAGGGGCGAGGCACTTATCGCTATGTCTAAGTCGAACATGAAGTATATGTTCGGTAAAAAAGAGTATGATGTTGACCAATTACAGAAGGAGGGTATTCTTCTAAGTGATGAGGAAGTGGCTACCGGTGGTGATTCAAAAGGCAGTGCTAAGACATTCGCTATTGGAGATAAAGCAACATGGAATGCTGAACAAGAGGCAAAGAAAGACTTAAGAGCAATTCCCGGAGGTGGGACAGGTAAAAATAGTGCTTGGCTCCATAAGAAAGAAGATGGTTCGATGGGCGCGGCTCTTCAAGATGAAGATGCTTTCAAGAATAGAGCAACCGGCACTTCGATATTTGACCCTGTGCTAACTGAGTTAATGTATGATTGGTTTTGTCCCGATAATGGTAGCATTCTTGACCCGTTCTGTGGTGGTTCAGTTAGGGGGATAGTAGCGGCTCATGGTAATCATCAGTATGCAGGTATGGAGTTGCGTTCTGACCAAGTGCAGGCTAATAGGATTCAAGGATTAGAGATTTTAGGTAATACAGACTATCCTATGCCTAATTGGGTTGTTGGAGATGCTTTAGACATTCAAGAAAAGATTGGAGACAAATGGGATATGATTTTCTCCTGCCCCCCGTATGGTGACCTTGAAGTATATTCAGAAGATGATAGGGACTTATCCACTATGGAACATCATGAGTTCCTCGATACATACCGCACCATCATTCAGCGTTCTGTTGAAATGCTCAAGGATAATAGATTTGCAGTATTCGTTGTTGGAGATTTTAGAAATGAAGATGGGTTCTATCGAAACTTCGTCAGCGACACTATTGACGCATTCCAATCAGCAGGTGCTACACTATACAACGAGTGTATTCTAATCACCGTTGCAGGTAGCCTACCTATCAGAGTCCATAAGCAATTCGCTAACAACCGAAAACTCGGTAAAACACATCAGAATGTGCTTATCTTTTTCAAGGGAGACCCAAAGACTATACAGGATGAGTTCCGTTATCTTGATGTTGAGGATAAGACAGAGGATGTCGAATGGCTTTAGACTTTAGCGAGTTCGTGCCTTTAACAATAGATAATTACAGAGGCTTTAGGAACGGTCTTTATCGTGCCTACCGGCATCCACGATATTATCAATCCCCGCTTAGGTTAATGCACCAACCCCATGTGTTCAAGGTAGGGTATGTTGATGATGACTTGGTCGTTCTGAAAGACAGACAAATAATGGGAACACAGGTTCTCTATTCTATACTGCCCCCTAATAATTGGGAGGTTATAGAACGATTAACAGAAGGAGGTGTTCCTTGTTTTCTAAGTGATGAAGATGTATTCAACGCTCCTAAGAAACACGGTCTTATTCCTGTGAAAGACAACATAGAGTATGTCTATCATCTTTCTGCTTTCTCAGATAGATACGGGGTGAATAAGAATCAACTTAGAAGGCCATGTAATAAGGCTGAGTCGCTTCGCGAGTCGGGTGCAATTAACATTGAAGCGCATTGGGGCAATGTTCCCTACGAAACGCTTGAATCATGTAATACTTTGACCGCCAAATGGTTAGGGCAGAGGGATAAGAAAGCATGGAAGCCTAACTTCTTTATTGACTCGTTCAATGCTTATTCTAAATTAGAAACTTCTCTTCTTCTGACTGTTATGCAGGGGGATAGATGCTTAGGCTACCACCTATCACATAGGGTATGTAATGGTCTAATCTATGATGTGGCCTGTAAAGATTATGAGGACACACCGATTAAGGATATGACCCCTGTCCTTCTTCACTATGCTTCTAAGGCATGGGCTGAGAAATACCCTTCGCAGGTTGAATACACAAGGGTTAATAGAGGAGCGGCAGTTAGGGGTGCTTCGAGTAAAACTGCTAAAGACAAACTAAGACCGCTATTGAAGAATCAGATATACAAGACAGTTCCTCCTATCAAGATGACTAAAGAATTGAAATCATCATACTTTGAAGTAAAACAGAATGTCGAGTGGTTATAGCAAAGCCTTATAAGTAATGCCTATGTCGGGTAATAGTAGTAAGCCCATAGGCAGAAGGCCATAACAAATGAAACTTAGTTTAGTAATAGAGACAGAAGAAGAAACGACAACAGTTCCGATAGAACCGAATGCGCGAGTAATCATAGATGGAGTTTACTATGTTCTATCTACCGGTATCGCTATGCGAAACCCCACCGGACATAAGCCATATAGAGATAAGAATTGGCTAAACGCTATGTATATTGATGAAGAACTCACTTTGAAAGAAATAGCCGACGGTTGTGGTGTAAGCCCAATGACTATCAATCAGTGGCTCTTCAAGCACAAGATACCAAGCCGACCAAGAGGGAGGCGTAAGGAGTGAGCGTCACATTTTATTTATGTGGACCGATACTTGATGGAAAAGAAAGATTCCGTTCCCTTCAATGGCGAGAAACCGCCTATGATATTCTATCATCAAGAGGCTTCAATGTTTTCAACCCTATGGTTAGTGAAGAATATGGGAATGTGTATTATGATGAGCAATTTAAGGAATTGATTGTCCCACGAGATAAACTAATGATAGACCGTTCAGATGTAGTAATTGTGAATTGGATTCCTAAAGAAATGAGTATAGGGACTTGCATGGAAGTCATGTATGCTCATCAGCAGGGGAAGAAGGTAATATGGTTCGCAGAAGACCAACCACTTGCTCTTGAACTTGAAGAAAATCCTTGGGTCATAGCACACAATGATTGGGAGTTTGTTAGACCATTTGATGCCGACTGTGTTAGGGATGTAGCAGATTGGTTTTCATGCTTCAAGAATAAGCCTATGGTCAAGTTTTTGAATACTGAACACACCCGTCCTCGTGATATGTGTTAATCTTATAAGCAATA